ATGGGCAAATGGTGGCAATCCGGGGCAAATCGGTCAGGGCGTAGGCCCACTTGGCCGTGTTTATATTTTCGACATCGTTCCAATTGCATTATCGGCTACAGCAGTTAGCGCGGCACAGGCAATTGCTGGAGCAGCAAATGCGCTCATTAACGGCGCTTCGGCTACCAATGGCGTAGCGACTTTTGATTATGCTCGTGCTTTTTCGATTGTTACGTCAAATGTTGGAAATACGACGCAGACGGTAACAATCACGGGTACTGACTATTATGGTCAGACTCAAACCCAACAGCTTACCTGCAATGGCACTTCAACAGTAACCAGCACCAAGACCTTTAAGACAATTACTCAGGCAGCTGTTTCTGGCGCTCTTACTGGCAACCTTTCAATTGGTACGGCTAATATCTTTGGCCTTCCATATGCAGTAACGGACGGTGGTTATCTCCTCCGCACGGGTTGGGCTGGTGCAGTAGCTGATAACGCAGGTACGTTCGTCGCAGCTGATGGCACGACTCCATCTGCAACGACTGGTGACGTGCGTGGCACATTTGCTCCAACGTCAGTTGCTGATGGCTCGAAGCGCCTTGTGATTGCAATTGGTATGACAGCTATTCAAGCTGGTCCAAATGCAACGCAAATTGGCGCAATTGGTGTTGTTCCTGCTTAATTAAGTGGGGGGAGCATAGTCTCCCCCTTCCTTCACATGGAGAACACCAATGGTTGATTTAGTCGGAACACAAACAATTCTTGATGGCGACCGTCTCGTTATTCAGAAATTTACCAACATTTCTGATGGTACAGGTGAGACTGCTATTAATAAAGTTATTGTTGCCAATCTTGCAAAAAATCAATTTGGTCAAGCTTGCACAGGCGTAACGATCAATAAGATTTGGGCGACAACTCACGGCATGGAAGTCCGTATTCTTTGGGACGCTACAACTGATTTATTCACTTGGTTAGTTCCTCAAAATTGCAATTACCTTATGGATTTCTCAAGTTTTGGTGGCCTAGATAACAATGCCGCCGCCACTGTAACTGGCAATATTGCGTTTACCACTCTCGATGCCTCTGCTGGCGATATGTACTCAATTGTTCTTGAGTGCATTAAAATTTACGCAAATCCAATTCCTACCGCTGTCTGAGGTGGATAATGGCCAAAACTCCAGCATGGCAACGATCTGAAGGCAAGAATCCTAAAGGCGGATTGAATGCTAAAGGTCGAGCCTCGCTGAAAGCAGAAGGCCATAATATCAAGGCTCCGGTTAAGGCTGGTGACAACCCACGAAGGGCTAGTTTTCTGGCTCGCATGGGCAATATGGCTGGGCCAGAACATGATCCAAGTGGAAAACCAACGCGCCTTTTATTGTCTTTAAAGGCTTGGGGAGCATTTAGCAAAGCCGACGCAAAGGCAAAAGCAAAGGCTATCTCAAGCAGAAATAAGGGCAAATAAGATGGCAAAAGCATTTTGGGAAACTGAGAACCCCAAGAAAAAAAGTACAAAGCTAACTGCCTCGCAGAAGGCTTCAGCAAAGGCCAGAGCAAAGAAAGCTGGTCGTCCTTATCCAAATCTTGTCGATAACGCAGCAGCTGCGAGGAAAAAGAAATGAAAGATTTTAAGCAAACCATGAAAATGTCCCATGGCGGTCATTACTGCTGGGGCGGAAGTGCAAAGAAATACGCAACAGGTGGAGCCGTGGCTACTGCTAAAACAGCCACTCCTACTAAAAAGGCTACCCCTGCTAAGACAGTAGCCAAAACTCCAGCTAAGGTTCCCGCAAAAGCAGCTACTCCTGCTAAAACAACAATGCCAACAATGGCTAAGGCAACTACCCCCGCCAAAACAACTGCACCAACTGCCCCTAAGATTGCAGCACCAGTAGCAGCTAAAACAACTGCTCCTGCTAAACCAGTTGTATCTAAAGCTAAACCAGCAGTTAACCCATTAAATTCTATTAAGCCTGTTACTCCAGCCAAGCCTCCAGTAGTGGCTAAACCTGTTACTCCATCACCTAAGCCTGTTACTCCAGCTAAACCTCCAGTAGTGGCTAAGCCTGTTGTTAAATCTCCGACTCCAGCGCCTAAACCAGCTACTCCGGCTAAACCTCCAGTAGCAGTTAAGCTAATTGCAAAATCTCCAATGCCAGCACCTAAGCCTGTTGCTCCAGCACCTAAGCCTGTTGTTCCAGCTAAGCCTATGGCCCCTCCGCCTAAAATTGGTTATAGCTTTAAACCTGTTACATCGGCTGAACGTGCTGGCGCATCTGTGCTTGGTCGGCGCCTTAAAAAAGGTGGCCCAGCTAAATATGCTGCAGGTGGCCAAGCAATGCCAGTTAAGCCCGTAGCAGCAGCTCCGGGAGCAAAAGCTCCATTGCCAACTCCTAAAACAATGCCAGCACCTGCAAGTCAACCACCACGTCCTCCAATGGGTGGTGGCGCTACTAATATGCCAACACGTCTTCCTCCAAACGCACGCCCTCCAATGGACTTTGGGGGTCGTGATGCTGGTCGTCCAACTTCTCCAATAGGTGGCGGTATGCCATTCAGTCCAATTGGTGATGGCGGAAATGGTTTTATGGGAAATTTTGGTGATGGTCGTGACGCCAATCCACCACGTTTGCCTCCAAATGTACAAGATACTTATAACGCATTTAGAAATAATGCGATGGGCCGTCCAGATAACTCTCCAATGCGTGGCGAAAATCCTTATGGTGATTTTATCGCTCAAGAACGTATGCTTGGTGGAAACCAAGGTAGAGGTGGCAATCCTTTTGCTAATGCTATTCTTGGTGGGAACCAAGGCATTGGACAAATGGGCAATGCTGGCGGCTTGGGAAGTTTAGTTGGAGGCTTTGGCCAATTAGGCAGTATAGCTGGCAATCGCTCTACACCCGATATTCACATTAACCAACCAATTGGTCGCCCAGTTGGCCCTCCTCCAAATTTTGGTGGTAATATGGGCATTGGCCAAATGGGCAACATTGGCCAATTGGGTAATATAGCTAATGGCTTTATGGGCATGGGCGGTCCAATGGGCGGTCTATCCCCACAAGGTGCAACTCCTCGGTTTTATAAAAAAGGTGGTCATGTTTTAAAAAAATCTGAAGGTGGAAATGTTAAACAAGAAGATAAAGATTTTGTTTCTGACCAATTAGGTTCTGTTCCAAAAGAAATGGGGCTTCCTATTAGTGTTTATGTTGATGGTAAATATAATTCAGATTTATCAAAAAAAGTGATAGATAATAATTTTTATGAAAAACTTAAAGAAAATCGTGAAGATTTAGGTAAAGAAATGGGTAAAGAGGATGATTATTCCTATAAATTTCCGGTTGAAGACTATAATTACAAAGATAAATCACAGGGACATTCAGCTCGCTCACAAGCCATGAAAGAAGCTAAGGGTGGATGGATTCAGGGCGCTATTAAAAAGCCCGGAGCTTTGCATAAATCCCTTGGTGTACCTGCAGGGAAAAAGATTCCAGCAGCCAAGCTTGAAAAAGCATCCCATGCTTCTGGAAAGCTAGGCCAACGCGCTCGTATGGCCATGACGCTTAAAGGAATGAAATAATGGCTAATGACTTTACTTTCGATGCCCGTGATGGATTTACAGGCTCAGCAGGTAAAAAGTTAGTAAGAGCATATATGAGAGGGGGCGCTGCCAAGCGTCCCCAGCTCGTTGATGAAGTGCGTGATATTCAATATTCTGAAGTCGCTCATACAAAGAAAGCAACTGGCAAAACTAGGGATGCAGCCTTTGCCAAAGGTGGGACTGTTCAATCAATCCAATTGGCCAAGTCAAAAGCTGTATCTAAATTTGCTAAAGCCAAGCCAGAAACGAAATTTAAATCTGGCGGCAAAGTAGAAAAAGTTATGCACGAATGGAAATCTGGTGAACTCCATTCTGGCAGTAAAAAGGGTCCAGTGGTAAAGAATAGGCAGCAAGCAATTGCAATCGCTTTATCTGAAGCTCGGAAAGCTAAGAAATGACAACGAGTGGATCAGTTTCAACGGTAGTATTTAATACGAACAACATCCTAGACCAAGCGTTTAGGCGTTGTAAGGTGCCGCCTGAAACTGTTTCATCTGAAATGCAGCAAACGGCATTAGATAGCCTATATTTGCTTATTTCATCGTTGTGCAACCGTGGTATCCAGCTTTGGACGGTCGAAAAGATCATTATGCCGTTTTATCTTGGGAATGGGTATATTACTCTTCCAGTAGGAACAATTGATCTTCTCAACTCAAATTATCGCACAATTAACCAATATACAGGTGTCATCACTGCAAGTGAGGGTATTCCTGATTATGCAGATGATAGCAATTTAGCCACGGCTTGCACCCAAACCAATCCTAATGGCTGGATTCTTCAGGATCTTACTACTCAGCAAAACATATCAACCCTTGGGTTTAATATGTATGCTGCTGGCACATATGATCTTCGCGTAGAATACTCCAATGATTTGATCCATTGGTATGATGTCCTAACTCCCGGCGCCGTAACCTATGATGCTGGTGAATGGCAGTGGTATGATATTAACCCATCTATCAACGGTCAGTATTGGAGATTATCAGGAATCAATGGAACCATTTTGAATGTTGCAGAGTTTGTAACAGCAGGGAATCCATTGGAAATTCCACTATCTCGTCTTAGCCAAGATGATTATACCAATCTTCCCAATAAGGCATTTCAAGGCCGTCCTTTGCAGTTTTGGCTTGATCGCCAGCTTGTAGCCCCTGTCATGCGCCTTTGGCCGACGCCAAATCAAGCAGCTGAATTTGCTCAAATGGTTACATGGCGGCAGCGGCATATCATGGATGTTGGTAGCCTAACCCAGACAATCGAAGTCCCGCAGCGGTGGGTAGATGCGATTGCTTGGAATCTTGCCCATCGCCTATGCTATGAGTTGACACAAGTTGATGTCTCGATGGCAGATAGGCTTGGGCCAATTGCTGAACAAACAATGGCTAGTGCGTTTATGGAGGAAAGAGATAATTCGCCATTTATGATGGCCCCCAATATCTCAATGTATACGAGGTAGCCATGTCAGTTTGGTTAGACACCCGTGGGCGTGGAACTCTTGCAATCGGCATATGCGACCGTTGCAATCGTAAAATGTCTATTGAAGACCTTTATCCTGATACCAATTCCCCCGGCTTGCGTGTCTGCTTGGCAGACCGTGATGAGCTTGATCCGTATCGTTTGCCAGCTCGGCAGACTGAAAAAATTACGTTGCCATTCGTGCGGCCTGATGTTCCAATTAATACGCAGCCTGTTGGTATTATCACTGAAAACCAAGATAGCTTCATCGTAACCAACAACAATAATGATTATGTCATTCCGGTAGATCCAAATAAATGAGCGTCCCATCAAATCTACTCCCGACAACTATCTCTCAGTTGCCAGCGGCCACCACGCCGCAAGGGACAGATTTGACCATTATTGTTCAAGATGGATATACCAAACGGACTAGTATTTCAGCGTTTGTTGGCGCTGTTTCCGTTCCATCTACTAGGGTTATTGCAAGTGGGACAGGGTTAGATGGTGGTGGCGATTTAAGCCAAAACCGCACTCTTTATATAGCCAATACAGGCGTTACTTCTGGAACATATGGATCCTCAACTGAGGTTCCAATTCTATCCATTAATGCTCAAGGGCAAATTACAAACGTCTCGACATCAAGTTTTAGTGTTAGCTTTTCTAGCATTACAGGAAAACCTACAACACTATCTGGGTATGGGATTACAGATGCCCAACCTTTAAACAATAATCTGACTGGATTGGCTGGCCTCGGCACTAACGGCATGATGGCCAAGACCAATAGTGGCACATTTACCACTAGAGCTATTACAGCTGGAACGGCTATTTCTGTATCAAATGGGGATGGTGTTTCTGGCAACCCTACCATTTCGTTGCCGAATACGCCCGTATCGCCCGGTGATTATGGCTCATCAACAGCTATTCCAGTTATTACAATTGACCAGCAAGGGCGCGTTACATCGGCTGGATCCATCTATCTTGCTCCTGTTTGGTCTAACATTACAGATACGCCTACGACTCTTGCGGGATATGGAATTACTGATGCTGTTCCTAATACCAGAACAGTCCAAGGCCAATACTCCATAACTGGTGGCGGTCCGTTATCATCAAATATCACCTTAAATCTCGTAAATGATACTAATGCTCCGGGTAATAGCAAATATTACGGAACTGACGGCAGCGGTAATAAGGGATGGTACACGCTTTCTAGCGGTGGTTCAGTCACTCAAATTAATACTGGGACTGGCTTAACTGGTGGCCCAATTACTAATTCTGGAACAATTAGTATTGCTGATACAAGTGTAACGGCTGGTGCATATGGGTCTGGATCATCTGTAGGAACCTTTACGGTTAATGCCCAAGGCCAGCTAACAGCAGCATCTAATACCGCCATTTCGATTCCTTCTTCAGCTATTAATACACCAATTCCCAACTCTAGCTTGTCCAATAGCAGCATTACCATCAATGGAACGGCTGTTAGCCTCGGTGGGTCAACTACGGTAACTGCCAGCACAACTGGCACCTTAACCATTGGAACAGGGTTATCTGGCACATCATTTAATGGTTCGGCCAACGTAACAATTGCCAATACTGGTGTGTTATCTTTTAACACTCGGACTGGATCAGTTACCTTAACCAGCTCAGATGTTACTACAGCCCTTGGCTATACTCCGGGAACTGGAAACGGAAGTGTTACAAGCATTACAGCTGGAACTGGTCTTTCCGGTGGAACAATTACAACCTCTGGCACCCTCTCTATCACCAATACAGGTGTATCGGCAGCGACCTATGGTTCTGCGTCATCTGTTCCTGTTATTGCCATAAATGCTCAAGGCCAGATTACTTCAGCCTCAAACACAACAATTTCTATCCCATCGACTCAGGTTACTGGCCTTGGAACGATGGCAACGCAAAATGCAAATAGTGTAGCCATCACGGGTGGCACTGCAACATTAACATCCACTGCACTAACTTCTGGCACAATTAGCACGACTCCATCCAATGCTACCGATATTGCCAATAAGAGTTATGTTGATTCGGTCGCCAATGGTATTAATTTCCACCAAGCTTGTAATTATGCAACTACTGCAGATCTTGGATCAGTTACATATAACAATGGGTCTTCTGGCGTCGGTGCCACGCTCACTAATGCGGGAACACAGGCTGCATTAGTCATAGATGGGCATACATTTACCGCTACAGATGTCACCAATGCTGTTCGAATTTTGGTAAAAAATGAAAGCAATGGTGCCTATAACGGTATTTATGTAATTACAAATCAAGGTTCTGGATCAAGCAATTGGTCCATGATTCGTGCTACTGACTATGATTCTAGCGGATCTGGAACCAATGAAATTGACCAAGGTGACTTTGTTTTGGTCATTTCTGGTACTGCAAATGCTAATACATCATGGGTTCAGCAGACGGCTTTGCCAATTACAGTTGGCACAACTGCGCTAGTATTTGTCCAGTTTGGCGCACAGACGACATATACAGCTGGTACTGGTCTTTCACTTTCTGCAAATCAATTCAGCATAGCCAACACAACAATTTCAGCCAACTCTTATGGCTCATCTACCGCTATACCGACATTTACGGTCAATTCCCAAGGCCAGTTAACGGCTGCTTCAACGGCTGCAGTCATTGCTCCGGCTGGAACTTTGACTGGCACGACCTTGGCCTCAAATGTCGTTTCATCCTCCCTGACCAGCGTAGGAACCATTATAACTGGAACTTGGCAGGGTACAGCAATCGCCAATACCTATTTGGCCAATAGCTCGTTGACAGTG